TATAATATCTCACCAGAAACACTTTGGGAGACTAGACATCCTAGTGCAAATGTTGACAAGTTGTTGAATCAAGAGATTGATCTATCAGGAGATTTTGCTGTGTGTGCTAATGGTGCACAGTATCGTAAGGATATAAAAGGTTTCTTACCTGAGATGATGGAGAAGATATACACTGAACGTGTCATCTATAAGAAGAGAATGATACAGGCAAAGAAAGACTATGAGAAATCGCCCTCTAAACAGTTAGAAAAAGATATAAGTAAGTTCAACAATATCCAGATGGCAAGAAAGATTCAATTGAACTCTGCCTATGGTGCTGTTGGCAATCAGTATTTTAGGTATTATAATCTATTGAATGCTGAAGCAATCACATTGTCTGGTCAGGTATCAATCCGTTGGATTGAGAACAAGATGAACCAGAAGATGAATAAAATACTAAAAACGGAGGATGTTGATTATGTCATTGCTAGTGATACTGATAGTATCTACCTCAATCTGGGTCCTCTGGTCGAGGGTGTATACAAGGGGAGAGAAGAAACTGATGAAGTCATTGTTGGGTTCATTGATAAGGTCTGTTCGATGGAACTTGAACCTTATATTGAGAGTTCTTATGAAGCGTTGGCAAAATACGTAAACGCATATGACCAGAAGATGTTCATGAAACGTGAGACCATTGCCAACAAAGGTATATGGACAGCGAAGAAGAGATACATCTTAAATGCATGGGACATAGAGGGTGTAAGATTTGCTGAACCTAAATTAAAAGTCATGGGTATTGAAGCGGTCAAGTCATCTACACCAGGTGCTTGTCGTGACAAAATTCGAGAGTGTCTTAAGGTAATCATGAACAGTGATGAAGAAGATGCACAAAAGTTTATCGCAGACTTTAGAGAGGAGTTCTATGAATTACCTATCGAAGACATAGCATTCCCTAGAGGATGCAATGGGATAAATAAGTGGGCGAACAAATCCAGTATCTATAGTAAAGGTACACCCATTCACGTGCGTGGTGCATTACTATACAATTACCATAATACAAAACAACGATTGACTCATAAGTATCCTCTGATTCAAGATGGTGAAAAACTTAAGTTTGTTTATCTTAAGACACCTAACAAGATATCAGAGAATGTCATTTCGTTTCCAAATACTTTCCCAAAGGAATTTGGACTTGACAAATACATCGACCATGAACTACAATTTAGTAAGAGTTTCTTGGAACCGATAAAAGTCATTATGGATACTATTGGGTGGAAGCCTGAAAAGATCCCATCACTTGAATTTTTATTTGGATGAAAAACTACAGAGTCGAATATCAAAACGCATTCGGCACACCTAGAAAAGAGCATAAGACATTCAACGATTTGTCTGAAGCAAAATGGTTTGAACGTGCCATGAAACGTTCTAATTTTATAACATGGTTTTATGAAGATGAACTTTCTGAAGGACATAGCTAAAGAGATTGGTAATGATTACGCATCAATAGTCTCTGAAGGTGTAGGTGCAGGTGACACTGCAGGATATATTGACACAGGTTCACATATTTTTAATGCATTATTATCAGGATCAATCTATGGAGGTATTCCTAATAATAAAATAACTGCTATAGCAGGTGAAACATCTACTGGTAAGACATTCTTTTGTCTCGGTATTGTTCAGCATTTCTTAGAGTCTAATCCTGATGCAGGTGTCATATATTTTGAGTCTGAGTCTGCTATATCTAAGCAGATGATTGAAGACAGAGGTATAGATTCTAATCGTATGCTACTTGTGCCTGTCACAACAGTTCAAGAATTTAGATTACAAGCAATCAAAATATTAGATAAATATATTGAGCAATCTGCTGAAGAACGCAAACCCTTAATGTTTGTTTTAGATTCTTTGGGTATGTTGTCTACAACTAAAGAAGTAGAAGACTCTGAGGCAGGTAAAGAGACACGAGATATGACTCGTGCTCAAGTCGTTAAATCAATCTTTCGTGTGCTAACCCTTAAGTTAGGTAAGGCAAACGTTCCTTTGATAGTCACCAATCACACATATGATGTGGTAGGTGCATATATTCCTACTAAAGAAATGGGAGGTGGAAGTGGACTCAAATACGCTGCAAGCACAATTGTATATCTATCAAAGAAGAAGGAAAAAGATGGTAAGGAAGTTATTGGAAATATTATCAAATGCAAAACCGCAAAGTCCAGACTAACAAAGGAGAACTCAAATGTTGAGACAAGATTATTTTATGATCGTGGACTTGACAGATACTACGGTTTACTGGAACTGGGTGAGAAACATGGAGTTCTTGAACGTAAGGGAAACCGTTTTATTATTGGGGAGTCTAGCGTCTATCCTTCTGCTATTCTCAAGGATCCTGACAAATACTTCACAAAAGAATTGATGGATAAACTAGACGAAGCTGCTGAGAAAGAGTTTCGTTATGGCAATTAAACTTACTGACTATGTTAGAACATATCCTAATGTTCTTAGTGAATCTGTATGTCAAAAAATCATCAAGAACTTTGATGAGTCCGACAGCATATACACTGATAGAGAGCAGCGACCAAGTTTCAGAGAACTAAATATTTCACAGAGGTATCATGCGAAGGATCCCAAGTGGGTTGCTGAACAAAATTTGTTGATTGATATATTTGATGAGTGCATGGATCAATACATGGAAGAACTGGACTTAGGTGCTGACTTCCCTGCAAAATATTCATACGAAGAGTTTCGTATGAAAGTATATGATAATAATAATTATGATCAATTCAAAGATCATGTTGATGTGCAAGACTATGCGTCTGCTCGTAGATTCTTAGTTGGTTTTTTATATCTTAATGACGTTGAAGAAGGAGGGGAAACTTCATTTCCTAAATTAAACTTTGACATTTCTCCCAAGTGTGGTACAATACTTTTATTCCCACCTACATGGCAATATAGACACGCAGGTAAAGCACCTGTATCTAATACCAAATACATTGTTGGAACTTATTTACATTACACATGAATTTAGAAGTCACGATTCTCAGTAATCTATGCTATCATGAGAAATATGCACGTAAGGTGCTGCCTTTCTTAATGAAGGAGTACTTTACTGTACGTGAACATACAATTATATTCTTAGAAATACATGAATACATTAGTCAATACGATGCTTTACCTTCTCTCAATGCATTGAGTATAGAATGTCAAGAACGTAATGATTTAACTGAAGATCAATTTAAAAATATTAAGGAGGTTCTAGGTGAGTTATCCAATGAGAAAAGCGACTATAATTGGTTGGTTGACACTACAGAGAAATGGTGTCAGGAGAGAGCGATTTATCTATCGCTTATGGAATCCGTTAAGATTGCTGATGGGCAGGATAGCAAGAAAGATAAAGGTGCTATTCCAGAAATCCTCAGTCAAGCACTTGGAGTAAGTTTTGATCAGAACGTAGGGCATGATTATATTGGCAATTCGGACGATAGATATGATTTCTACCATAGAAAAGAAGACAAAATTCCTTTTGATTTGGACTTCTTTAACAAGATTACAAAAGGCGGTCTTCCTAATAAAACTCTTAACATTGCTCTTGCAGGTACTGGGGTGGGTAAGTCTTTGTTTATGTGTCATGTTGCCAGTAGTGTGTTATTACAAGGTAGGAACGTTCTGTACATCACTTTGGAGATGGCAGAAGAAAAAATTGCAGAGAGAATCGATGCTAATTTACTAAATATTCCTATACAAAAACTTGCAGACTTACCTAAGGTAATGTTTGAAAGCAAGGTTAAGAACCTAGCAAAGAAAACACAGGGCAAGTTAATCATCAAAGAATATCCTACTGCGTCTGCTCATGTCGGACACTTTAAATCTTTGATCAGTGACCTCGCTCTTAAAAAGAGTATCAAACCAGATATCATATTCATTGACTATCTGAATATATGTGCCTCTCAGAGGTATAAAGGATCTATAGTAAACTCGTATACCTATGTTAAAGCGATTGCAGAAGAACTCCGTGGTCTTGCAGTTGAAGCTAATGTACCTATCGTCTCCGCTACTCAGACGACTCGTTCTGGCTTTGGGAGTAGTGATGTTGATCTTACTGATACAAGCGAAAGTTTTGGTCTTCCCGCAACTGCTGATCTTATGTTTGCTCTTATTTCTACGGAGGAATTGGAGGAGGCGAATCAGATAATGGTCAAACAGTTAAAGAATCGCTACAACGATCCTACAATGAATAAAAGATTTTGTGTAGGTATTGACAGAGCGAAGATGAGGCTGTATGATGTAGAGGATACTGCACAAACAGATATAATTGATGCAGGAAAAGAAGAACTTACTAAAAAGTTCACTGCAAAATCTTTTAATGAACTAAAGTATGATTGATTTTAACAAGTATACACAGTTTGTAGATGCTGTTACTTCTGAAGAAAGTAAACATGGCGGTCATTTTCAAGATCGTCTAAGAAATCTATACTCCAAAGACTTTGATGCACATAGAGCATTAACTGCTGCACTAGGACTAAGTGCTGAGTCAGGTGAGTTTACTGAGATAGTAAAGAAAATACTATTCCAAGGTAAACCAGTCAGTCAAGAGAATCTATTCCATATGAAACGTGAACTAGGTGATATCATGTGGTATTTTATTCAAGCATGTATTCTCTTAGACACTACACCAGAAGAAGTCATTGAAATGAATGTAGATAAACTCAAGAAAAGATATCCTGGCGGTGAGTTTGATGTACATTATTCGGAAAACCGTCTGGTAGGAGATGTATAATGATTCAGTTGATTTCGGTATGTCTTATAATTACTATTGTAGCAGCAGTTTACGTATTAAAATTCTATAATCCACACTAAGATGGCACTCACACAACAAGTATCAGATTCATTAGATGATGCAAAGGCAAACTTAAGAAATGCTCTTTCATTTGCAGCAAGGACTGAAGAACCATATGTTAGTAAGCATATAGCAGATGTTCTAATGGCAATAGAAACTATCAAAGACACTCATAACTACCTTGCAAATCTCAAGGATGTAATGGGAGAAGATAAATATAGTTAAAAAGTTCAATGGCTACAAACGCTATAGAGACAGCAAAGCAAGAGAATGGATCGAAATTGTTTTTTCAATCTGTGATTGAGCAAAATAAAGAACCAACATCAGGAGAGATGAAAAGGGTTTATGAAGCTTATGGTGCTGAGTGGAGAGAAACATATAGAAAACAAACTAAGGCACTTAAGAAATTTTTAGGTGGTAGTAAAGGGTATGAATACTCAAGAGATAGTGGTATTATGCCTATGATAGAAGATATTGCAAAGAAACAATGTGGTGTATCTGTAAAGGATCGTTGGAATCCTATGGATATTGTTATGGTAAAGAAAAATAAAAAAAGAATTGTAGAAGGAACTATAAAAGAACTAACAAATATAGATGGGATGTCTAAAGAAGCAAGATTGAACGTCTTAAACATGTACATGAAAGAGGCACTGAAAGATAAAATTCTTATAGGTGTATCATTGAAAGCTATATCAAAAAATAAAAGAGTTGCTAACGCAGAGGTGGCAAATGCAAATGGAAAAGCATCTCCTGTTTCATTAGATTTAGTTCCTAAGTCTCTTAAATGTAATCTAACCTTAGGTAAGAAAAAAGATTTTCTATTTGATACTGGTGAACTTGGTTTTGATATAGTCACAACTAAAGGTGGGAAGGTTCATGGACAATCTAGAAACTTTCAATACTCTAAAGCAAGAAATTTAGTACAAACTGACCTAACACCAAAGGGAAAGGATGCAGGTGCTAAACTTGGAAAGGTATCAAGTATTGCATTAGAAAAAATCTTAAAAGATTTAGGATTAAAGAGACCAGAATCTGCATCAAAACATAGAATGATACCTCCTGTAGGTAAATGGGAAAAGAGTCAAATTGATTACTGGATAGATTTGTATAAAAAATTAAAGTTATCTAATATGATAGATCTTGGTGAGGTTGTAGTATATGAAAATAGTCAGAAGATAGCAGAAGGCATTGAGGAAGTAATGGCATACGCTATAACTTATGAAACAAATGAGTCAGACAGAAGTTCGGGTGGTAGATTTTCTTCTAAGTTAATTGCTATGGAGTGGGCACATATATGGGTACAGATTGCAAAGAAAAAGAAAATGAAAGAGTGGTGTACAGCACTATACTATGGTGCTAAAAAAGAATTCGGTAGTAGCAACGGTCCTTTCTTAAAAATTTATTGAGGACACTTATCAAACTGTCCACTATGACTCGCATTGGGCATGAAAACCTGTTATAATATGGATATAAGACAGGACGACATGCCAAACAAACACCTCGAACACCCAGAAGATTCTATCTTTAATGGTCGTAGAGTTGCACTCAAAGCAATCACAGAGATGATCTCATGTGAAACTGTTGGTATCAAGTGGGACGGTGCTCCTGCTGTAGTATTCGGTACTAATCCTGCCAATGGTAAATTCTTCGTAGGTACAAAGAGTGTCTTCAACAAAAAAATCCCGAAAATCAATTATTCCTTCGACGACATTGAGACCAATCACAAAGGCGATGTGGCAGACATTCTTAGGTTATTGTTTCATTTTGCTCCTCGTATCGATAGCATTGTTCAAGCTGACTGGATTGGTGTCGGTGGGTCACATTCTTATACTCCTAATTGTTTGGAGTATCGTTTTCCCACTCAAGTCCCTGGCTATATTGTCATTGCTCCACATACTCTTTATGAGCAAGTTTCTGCGGATTGTATTGGGCACATCGGGATTAATCTTGCTAGTTCATCTACTTGTTACTGTGTAAGTGCAACAGATGCATGGGCATTTGTAGAGAAAGAATTAAATTTTACAGACCAATGGAAGTCATTTATACCTGTGTTTAGATCTAAAACTCCTCATCCAAAAGTTGCACCTAAGATCAAGCAACATATCAATAGTTTCGTACGTGAAGGACATATTCCTGACGCACAGGAAATGTACGATTCGTTACCTGATAAATATAAGGGAGAGGTTAGTGTATATACCTTTAAGGCATGGCACTACATCTATCAACTGAAACAGCGTCTACAAAAATCCATCCGTGAAAGCGGTGATGTGGAATGCTATATCGATGGACAACCTTCAAAGCATGAAGGTTATGTGATAAATTCCAAAACTCCATACAAACTTGTAGATAGACTAACCTTTAGCAGAGCAAACTTTAATCTTAGTAAAAATTGGAAGAATGAAAAAGTTTAGTGCTTTCCTAAAAGAAGCTCAAAAATCATTTGCAGCTCAAGAAGCAGAGAAACTCAATCTTACACACGTTGGATACGGTAAATATGCCGATCAAACTGGTAAGGTCACGCATATGAGTAAAGACGGTAAACTTACAAAGTTGTCCGCAAAAGAATTAGGAGGAGGAACCGAGAATGGAGGACAAGAAACTGAGGGAGGCGAAGGTCAGGTCGATCAAGGTAGCATATCTATTACTTTTGGAAGATTTAATCCCCCTACTACTGGACATGAAGCACTTCTCAACAAAGTAAAAGCTGCTTCTAAGGGAGGAGAGTATAGAATATACCCAAGTAGAACACAAGATCCTCAGAAAAATCCTTTGGATCCTGGTACTAAGATTAAGTTTATGAAACAGGCATACCCTGATCATACAAATGCAATACAGAGTAGTGAAGAGATGAGAACTATCTTTGATGTATTAACTGCTCTTGATGGTGAAGGATATAGTTCAGTTAACTTAGTAGTTGGCGGTGATAGAGTTAGTGAATTTAATTCATTAGCAACAAAATATAACGGTGACTTATATAACTTTGATGATATTAAAGTTTCTTCTGCGGGCGATAGAGATCCAGATGGTGAAGGTGTAGAAGGAATGAGTGCATCTAAGCTACGTAAGGCAGCTATGGATGATGACTATGATACATTTGTGTCAGGTATGCCAGAGAAACTAGGAAGAAAAGGAAAGCAAGAACTATATAATACACTAAGACAAGCAATGCAAGTCCAAGAAGATCTTGATGATTTTCAAGATGCATCATATACATTGTATGAGATTGCACCTAAGTTAGATCCTCAAGCACTTAGAGAACACTATTTTAATGGTCACATATTTAAAATAGGATCTCTTGTAGAGAATATAAACACAGGTATCTCTGGAAAAGTTGTAAGTCGTGGTAGCAACTATGTCATCTTTGTTGATGAGAACGAAAGAATCTATCGTTCTTGGTTGAAAGACTTAATAGAGATCAACCAGATGAAATACTTTAACTTTACACCTGCAGGTGAGATAGGAACTGATGAATTAGCTAACTATGCTAAGAAAATGACACCTGGTGAGTTCGTAAAGAAGATAAATAAAAAGGACAAGGTACTAAAATGACAATGAATACTTTCGGAATAAACAATCTTCCTGATATGACTGATGCCTATAAACAGGTACAGGAAAAAGCAAAGAAGGATTACGATGGTGATGGTAAGATAGAAAGCGGTTCTAAAGAACATGCAGGTGCTGTACACAATGCTATCCAAAAGAAGAAAGGATTAAAACCTGACGGAAAAGATACACGTAAGGAAGAAGTAGAAGTAGAAGAAGGTGCTTCATATGGTTTAACCAAAGGAACTGGTAAACCAGGTGGTGCAATGAAAGCTTTTCTTGATGCCAAAGCAAAGAAGTTAGAAGCAGAAAAGAAGAAACAAAAACCAGAGTATAAAAACAACCCTGCATTCGGTGATCCAAGTCATCATTCAAACAAGAAGATGAAAGAACATCATGAGAAAGATGCTGATGGTAAAGTCATTGAGCATGAAGTTGAAGATACAGCACCTGCATCTGTTGAAGAAGGAATGAAGACAGCACGTAAAAACGTTGGTGCTGACACATGTTGGGATGGATATAAAGCACAAGGAACTAAGAAAAAAGGTGGTAAGGAAGTACCTAACTGTGTAAAGGAAGAGGAACTAACTGAAATTTCTGCAGACCTAGCACTCAAAGCATCTAAAGGTGCAGAGGTAGCAAGAGGTAAAGCAGCAGTAGCAGGTGACAAAGAAAAGGCAATAGCGAAAATGAAGCAGTCAGCAAGACTCTATGCTAAACAGGCAGCAAAACGTAGAATGGAGAAATCATCATGATTTCATTTAAGAAATTCAATGAAGCATGGGAAGAGTGGGAATCTCTAGTAGAAAAGGATGGACTGTGGGATAACATCCGTCAGAAAAAAGCAAGAATGAAAGCAGGTTCTGGTGAGAAGAAAGCAAAACCAGGTGACAAAGACTATCCTAAGACACTTAATGTAGAAAATTATGGTGCAATGAGAAATCCTGAGAAGCATGCTGAAAAACCAGAGTCAGAAATGTCTTATGGTGAGAAAAGAAAGAAGAGAATGAATGATCCTAAGAGAGGAATCAACTCTCCTGCATTCAAAGAGTTCA